AAGGTGCGGGCATGGGACGGAGAGGGAACCGATGACTGAAGACGACGACGCACCGGCCCAGGCCGCAGAGCCCGGCCAGCAGCCCGGGGCGAAGCCGCTGCGCATGCCGCGGCATGAGCTGTTCGCGCAGGAGGTGGCGTCAGGCCGCACCAAGACCGACGCCTACATCGAGGTGTACCCGCACGCGGCCGAGTGGAAGGCCGCCAGCGTGCACGTCAAGGCCTGCATGCTGGCGGCGCGGGAGGACATGAAGGCGCGGGTCGCATACCTGCAGGCGAAGGCGGCCGACGCCTCGGTGTTCACGCTGGGCACGCACCTGGCGCGGCTGCATGCCCTGTCGGTGGCCGCCGAGAAGGCCGGCGAGTTCACGTCGGCGGTGAAGGCCGAGGAGAACCGCGGCAAGGCCGCCGGCTTCTACCCGACGAAGGTCGAGCTCACCGGCCGCGGCGGCGGACCCATCGAGACGCGGCAGACCCGCGACCTGACCGACCAGGAGCTGGCCGACGCGCTGGCCGCGCATGGCATCAAATCGTGAGAAGCTGGCGCTGCTGCTCGAGCGAGAGCGGCGCCGGGCGAAGGGCGATCTCTACACCTTCGCGCGCTGGATGTTCCGGCAGCGCAAGGGCTACGGCTGGCAGGAAGCCCGGCACCATGCGCTGATCTGCGACGCGCTGATGCGCGTGTACCGGGGCGAGTGCCGGCGCCTGGTCATCAACGTCCCGCCGCGCTACTCGAAGACCGAACTCGCGGTCGTCAACTTCGTGGCCTGGACGCTGGGCAAGGTACCCGACGCCGAGTTCATCCACGCCAGCTACAGCGGCCAGCTCGCCGGCAACAACAGCGAGGGCGCCCGCGCGCTTGTCGAGCACGACGAGTACCGCAACATCTTCGACACCCGGCTGGCCACGGACGCGAAGGCGCACTGGCAGACCACGGCCGGCGGGGTGATGTACGCGACCGGTGCCGGCGGCACGATCACCGGCTTCGGCGCCGGCAAGCACCGCCCCGGGTTCGGCGGCGCGATCATCGTCGACGACCCGCACAAGGCCGACGAGGCCAGCTCGGACAAGATACGCCAGGGCGTGATCGACTGGTTCCAGACCACACTGGAGAGCCGGAAGAACAGCCCCGAGACGCCGATCATCGTCATCATGCAGCGGCTGCACGAGAAGGATCTCGCCGGCTGGCTGCTGGGCGACCGCGGCAAGGACGGCAGGGGCCCGCCAGTGCCGGGCGGGAACGGCGAGGTCTGGGAACACCTCTGCCTGTCGGCCTGGAATGACGACGGCACGCCGCTGTGGCCCGAGAAGCACAACGCCGACGACCTGCGGCGCATGGAGAAGGCGGCGCCCTACGTCTTCGCCGGCCAGTACCGCCAGGCGCCGGCCCCGCCGGAGGGCGGCACGTTCAAGCCCGACCTGATGACGGTCGTCGACGCGATCCCCGGCGGCCAGGCCGTGCGCTGGTGCCGCGGCTGGGATCTGGGCGCCTCGTCCGGCGGCGACTTCACGGCCGGCGTCAAGGTGGGCGAGCTGCGCGACGGCCGCATCATCATCGCCGGGGTAGTGCGCGAGCAGCTCGAGCCGGCGCCGCGCGACCAACTGCTGGTGGCCACGGCCGACAGCGACGGCAAGGGCCTGCGCCAGAGCCTGCCGCAAGACCCCGGGCAGGCCGGTAAGAGCCAGGTCGCCGAGCTGGCGAAGAAGCTCGCCGGGCACACGCTGCACTTCAGCCTGGAGAGCGGCGACAAGGTCGTGCGGGCCACGCCGCTGGCGAGCCAGGTCAACGTCGGGAACGTGCTGCTGCTGAAGGGCGCCTGGAATGACCCGTTTAAGGAGGAGCTGCGCCTTTTCCCGAACGGTAAGTACGACGACCAGGTCGACGGGGCGGCGCGGGCTTACAACGCCCTGCTGCTGCCCGAGGCCAAGTCGATGGTGTTCTAGGCGCCCCCGTTCCTAGCATCGGCCCCCTATGCCCGAGCTCACCATCAACGCCGACGACCTGCGCGCGCTCGTGCGGTCGCGCGAATCGCTGCTGTACGGCTCGCTCGACGCCAAGCGCCCGCGGGCCTGGGACCAGTTCGGGTATCCCGAGACGCTGAGCCCGGAGAAGCTGCTGCAGGCCTACCTGCGCGGCGGCCCGGCCTTCCGCGCCGTGCACCACGTGCTAGACCGCTGCTGGCAGGAATGGCCGCGCGTCAAGCTGAAGGCCAGCGACGACGAATCGACCTGGGAGACCCGGCTGCAGGGCATCCTCGAGAAGGTCAGCGCCTGGCCTAAGCTGCAGGACTGGGACCGGCGCAACATGGTCGGCCGCTACGCCGGGCTCATCCTGCGGGTGGCCGACGGGAAGCAGCTGCGCGAGCCGCTGATGCGCGCGTCGCGGCTGGTCGACCTGGTGCCGGTGTACGAGCACCAGCTCAAGGTGACGGCGTGGGACAGCGACAGCGCGAGCGAGACCTTCGGCCAGCCGACCATGTGGCAGTACCGCATGCGCACCAGCGACCGCCAGGACACGCAGGGCAAGCCCGAGCAGTGGGTCGACGTGCACCCGAGCCGCATCCTGATCCTGGCCGAGGGCGCCGTCGGCGATGATTTCTTCGACGGCATCCCGCTGCTGCAGCCCGGGTTCAATGCCCTGGTCGACCTGGAGAAGGTCAGCGGCGGCGCGGCCGAGAGCTACCTGAAGAACAGCGCGCGCACGCTGCGGTTCGTCTTCGACAAGGACGCCGACCCGACGAAGCTGGTGCAGCCGAGCACCCCCGGCGCGGCCGTCACGTCCGACGACGTGCGCGCCACGATCAATGACCGCGTCGACCGGCTGAACAGCAACGTCGACAGCGCCATCGTGGGGCAGGGCGTGACCGTGGACACGCTGCAGACCACGATGCACGACCCCCGCGGCGCCTGGGAGATCGCGGCGAACACCTTCGCGGCGGCCGTCGGCATCCCGTTCACCATCCTGTTCGGCCAGCAGACCGGCCGCCTTGCCAGCGACGAGGACAAGGCCGCCGACAACGCGCGGTGCAAGTCGCGGCAGCGCAACCTGCTTACCGGTGCGGTGACGGCCGTCATCCGCCGGTTGCAGGCCTGCGGCATCGTCGAGGCCTCGGACTTCGAGGTCGAGTGGGCGCCGCTCGACGCGATGGGCGACGACGCGAAGGCCGACCAGGGCGGCAAGATGGCCGCGATCAACAAGGACATGGTCGCCGCCGGGCGCAATGCCCCCTTCAGCGAGAACGAGATCCGCAAGGTGCTGGGGTACGAAAAGGAGGCCGAGCTCGAAGACATGCCGGGCGAGGGCGACCCGGCCGACGACGACTCCGACCCGCTGCCGGCGCGCGACGAGCCCCCGCAGCAGCGCCCCGCAGCGCAGCCCGCAGCCAACGACGGCGGCGGCCTGCTGCAGCGCATGGCCAGGGCCGTCCGCGGCGTCACCACCAACGCCGACGAGCCGCGCACCATCTCGCCGAACCCCGAGGCCGACCAGACCATGCGACTTGCCCGCCAGTACCTCGCCGAGGGCCGCACCGTCGAGCTGTCGCTGCGCGTGGAAGCCGCGCCGGCCGCGCCGACGATCCAGGTGGCCGCGCCGAACGTGACGGTCGAGGCCCCGCGCATCACCGTCGAGGCGCCGAACGTAGCCGTCACGAACAACGTGCAGCCGACCGACGTGACGGTGCAGGTCGCCGCGCCTGTCGTCACCGTCGAGGCCCAGCTGCCTGACGTGAACGTCACGCTCGACATGCCGCCGCGCACCAGCACGACCATCGTCGAATACAACGACGCCGGCGACGTGAGCCGCACGCATACGGTCGAAGGCGCGAAGACGCCCCGGTGACCTGACCGACCCCGACAACAGGAGCAGCCCACGTGGCAGACAACATCGCAGCGAAGGACGGCAACGACGCCGACGTAACCCTGGCCACGCGCGAGCTGGCCGGCGCGCACTACGACAAGATCATGCCGGCCGACCCCGGCACGGGTGCGCCGTTCAAGGCGGCCGACGATGCCACGCTGGCGGCGGCCAACCTGCTGCTTACCGCTGTGCGCGATGCCGTGCAGTCGATGAACAGCAAGCAGCCGGCGCAGAGCAATGGCGCGGTGCCCGTGACCCAGGTGAGCCCCTTCTTCTGGCGCGTGGGCTTCGCTGAAGTCGGCTCGGGCTTACAGGGCTCTGCTGCTGCCGAGCTGTCGCTGCTGAAGACCGGCGCCGGCATGGCCGTGAGCCAATCGGGCGGAAACCTCGTCGTCACGACCGGCACCACTGCAAACGCGGAGACCGTCTTCCGCTCGGTGGACACGTTCCGCGGCGCGATGCTGGCCCGCTATCAGCTCATCCTCTCGCAGCGGATCGCAAACCAGACCTTACGCGTCGAGCTGGCGGACCTCGTTGGTGAGGGTCTGAGCTACACGATCAACAGCGCAACGAGCGTCACGGTCACCTTCCCGGCGACCAACCCATTCACGGCTGCCAACGTCGGCCAGTCCCTGCGCCTGGCGGTGCTGTCGAGCGTGGGCATTCCGGGCCGCTACGCCATTGCCAGCGTGTCGGGCCTGACCGTCACTTTCACGGTGGCTTCGTGGCCTGCCAGCGGCAGCGGCACGCTCACGCTGTACGGCTTCAACTGGATGGCCGCCGAGTATTCCGGCACCACGGCCACCAACGCGCTGATCGACGCGCAGCGCCGCGGCTGGGCCAGCGGCAACACCACGGCGACGATCAACACCACCGCATCGCCGGGCCACATCGGGCAGATCGGCACCGATGTCATGTCCATGGGCTACGCCGACGCGCTGGCGGCCAGCAACACAGGCTTCCAGTGGACGCCGCGCGCCAGCCGAATCACGTACATCCCCGACGAGGATGTCAGCCTGTACCTGTTCCTGGTGATCCAGAACGGCAGCACGGCGCCGGCCAGCACGACCACGGCCACCATCGGCTTCCTGTCGGTGGAAGACCAGCCGCGCAACAAGGTGCGAATCAGCGGCGCCGACCCGGCCGCAACGAACGCCACGCCCGTGCAGCTCATGGGCGGCACGGCAACGGTAACCGGCACGGTTACGGCCAACATCGGCACGGGCTCACTGGCGGCCGGCACCAACTTGGTCGGCGACGTGGGCATGCAGGTTCGTGCCAACGCAACCGGCGCGATGACCGGCCACCACATCGTCGCGGCGGGTTCTACCAACGTGGCGCAGATCAAGGCAACCGCGGGCCGGGTGTACGGCTGGTGCCTGAGCAACACGACGGCATCGTGGCGCTATGTCAAGCTGCACAACGTGGCGTCAGCTACAGCCGGCGCGGCGGTGGCGCAGACCATCGGCATTCCGCCGAATGACAAGGCCGTGTGTTCGTTCCCGCTGGGCATCGCGTTCACGACCGCCATTAGCCGCTCCATCGTGACCGGCTCGGCCGACGCTGACGCTACCGCAGTGACGGCGGGTGATGTGGTCGGGGATATCTTCTTCGCCTGATCGGCGGCCATGCTGCACACCAGCTACCTGCTGCTGCTGAAGCGGCGGGCCATCGAGCCCGAGCCGGAACCTGAACAGGGCGGCGGGCACAGCGCATTCCCGCGGTCCTACCGGCGCCTCGAAGAGGAAGAACGCCGCCGCCGCGAGGAGCGCGAGGCAGCCGAAGCCGCAGCAGAGGCGGCCGCAGCCCTGGCGCGCGCCATGGACCGCCGCCGCCGGCAGGTTCAGCAGCTGATGCTGTGCGGCGCGCTGGGCGGGCTGCATTGACTTCCTAGCATCCGGCGCACAACAGGAGATGCCCGATGCGAAATCCACCCTGGCCCGCGCCGCCCCGCCCTCCGGCAGCTGCCGCTGACCGCCCTGTGCTATCCCTCGGCCGCCAGATGCTGCGCGCTGTCGCCCACGCAACCGGCATCGAGCGCCTTCGCTCGGCCAGCGTGACCGCCGACTACAACGAAATCACCCTCGTGACCGTGACCTTCATCGCCAGCGAGGCCCAGCTGAAGGCGATGGGCGAGTTTCTGGCGCGAGAGGGCGAGCCCGACGCGCGTAGCGTGTGAACCGCCTACGCCCGCGGCAGCCCATCATCCCGGGCACCGCGCAGGACCGCACCGGCGCGCAGGGCATCCTCCGGCGCGCGAACGCAGCGATCCGCCGCCGCTGGGCTGGCCTGGAGGCCGAGGTGCTGGCCATCTTCGCGCGCATCCGCGTCGTCGGCGAGGTGGCCCAGAACGACCAGAGCAGCGCGCCGCGGACGATCTACGCGCTGACGCCCGAGGAAATGGCCGCCACCATGCAGGCCCTGCGCGAGGCCTTCGACCGCTGGATCGAGGCGGTGGCCGGCGGCAGCTACCGGACCCATTGGTACGCGCAGATCGATGCCGAGGCCGCGCAGCTCGGGCTGGCGCAGACCGTGGCGAACCTCACCGCGCTGTCGGCCACCTACTCGGCCTCGCGCAACATCGGCGCGGCGCTGATGAGCCAGGGCTTCCAGAACCGCGTGGCGATGGCGCAGATCAAGAGCTACGAGCACTGGACCGGGCTGTCGGCCGGCGAGAAGTCGGCCCTGTCGCAGATCATCGGCCGGGGCATCGTCGACGGGAAGAACCCGCGCGTGGTGGCGAAGGAGATCGCCGAGCGCATGGGGGTGTCGCGGGCTCGGGCGGAGGGCTATTCGCAAACCGACATCACCGACACGCTGCGCATGACGCGGCTCGACGAGCGGGACTGGGCCGTCGAGAACCTGGGCATGTCGATCGGCCTGCTGTGGAAGTCGGCCCTCATCCCGACGACCAGGCCGCACCACGCAATCCGCAACGGCCGGAACTACACCAGCGCCGAGGTCAGGGACTTCTACTCGCGCGACGGGAATATCTATCGGTGCCACTGCAGCGTCACCGAGGTACTGCTCGACGACGACGGCCAGCCGCTGCTGACCGACCGCTCCAAACAGATCAGCCGCGACGAGCTGGCGGCGTGGAAGCGGCAGCAGGCGAAGGCGGCGAAGCCCTGATCCGTAGCATCGCGCTGCCGGCTAGGGGTGGCCGGTTCATCGTTGTTGTCTCCTGGGCCTCAGCCCACCTCGCCGCCGGTGTCGCAAGGTGCCGGCGGCTTCTTTCTTCAGAGCCCGCGGACGACGTTGCCCTCGAAGCGCACGCGCTGCATCTCGGCCTCATGCTGCCGGCGCCACTCCGCCTGTTCCTCGCGCAGCCGGCGCATGTAGCCCGCGTGCCAGCCAAAGAAGGCGCCGATGACGCAGCCGATGCAGAGCCACGCAAAGGCCAGGGCCTCGGGGCTCATGACGTGCTTCCGTTGCGCTTCGGCAGGGCGGCCCGCATCGCAGCGCGCGCTTCATCGATCGACTGGTGCCAGTAGTCTGGGTGGGGCGGCGCGCCGCTCGTCTTGATGCGATCGAGGAGCGCTAGGTAGCGCTCGACAGCATGGGAGAGGCCGGCGGGCGGACCCATCGCCGTTGCCTCGTCGTGCGATCCGAAGCCCGACACGTACACCGCCGCTGAACCCATGTTGCGCACGGTTCCAGAACCGATTGCCGCCGCCTCGCCAGGCGCAATGCTCACGGTGCCAGTCTCTGTGCCGTCGAGCGGGTAGGCGATGGCGCGGGACATCGGCAGCGTGGCCGGCTGGCCGTTTTCTTCGGCGATGGGGAACTGCAGACGGCTGGCTGCATTGGGCTCCGGGATGCGGCCGAGCAGGCGGCCTTTGGTCGCCAGATACCGACCGCCATGGGCGGCCGGGCGCGACACCAGAGACGAGCTCTGATCGGTCCCGGTGTGGTCGATCAGCCCGTTGTCGTGTACGAACACGACCTCTGGATCGCCGCCGTCCTGAAACCAGTAGTAGCCGTCAGCCGGCGGGGTAGCATCGTGTTCAGCCATTGAAGCGCTCCATTCGCGGATGTGGTCAGAGGCCCGGGGTCGATTCGCAGTCGCCTCGGGCTTCGCCATTGTGGGGCCCGCGACAGTGCCGCGCAACGCCGTTCCTAGCATGCGCCGGCATGAAGCAATCGCGCGTGCACATCCTGTCGGCGGTCAACGCCGGCGCCGTGTCCAAGTCGGGCGGCCGGTACACCGTGGCCAACGTCGTCGGCTGTGTCGACGGCCTGGTGATGAACGGCATGCTGTACCCGGGCGAGCAGCTGGCCTCGGCCGCGCCGTCCCTCGAAGGCAAGCCCGCCCCCGCCGGCCACCCGAAGGACGACGCCGGCCGCTACATCAGCGCGCTGAGCGGCAACGCCCTGCTGACCAGCTACGCGGGCGCCGTGTGCACCAACGTCCGCCACGAAGGCGGCCGCACGCTGTACGACGTCGTCGTCAACGAGGCCCAGGCCAAGGCGCACCCGGACGGCGCGCGCCTGGTCGAGCGGCTCGACGCCGCGATGAACGGCACCAACGCCGAGCCGATCCACGTGAGCACCGGCCTGTTCTGCAAGGCCATCACCGCGAACGGCGAGAGCCTGGGGAAGAAGTACCAGCGCATCGCCACCGAGATCACCTACGACCACTCGGCCTTCCTGCTGAACGAGAGCGGCGCCGGCACGCCCGAGCAGGGCGTCGGCATGTTCCTGAACGCAGCCGGCGAGGCTGAGCAGGTCGAGGCGGTCGCGGTCAATGAAGCGCTCGACCGCCGCGACGAGGGCATGCGCGGCTGGCTGCGCAAGCTGCTCGGCAACGAGTCCGAGCTCAGCCTCGACGCGATCCGCGAGGGCCTGCACAAGGCGCTGGCCGACGGCGGCTGGGTGCGCGAGGTCTTCGCCCGCTACGCCATCTGGTCCGACCGCGAGGGCCGCATGTACCGCCAGGACTACACCGTGGCCTCGGATGGGTCGTCCGTAGCATTTTCTGGGACTGCTCAAGAGGTGCGCGAGAAGCGCGAGTACGAGCCCGTCAACAACCTGCAGAGGGATCCAATGAAGGACATGATCGTCAACGCCCTGCGAGCCGCGGGCATCTCGACCGAAGGGCTGACCGATCAGGCGCTCGTCGACGCTTACAACGCGCACGTCCGCACCTCCGCCGAGGCGCCGATCAAGGCGCAACTGGCCGCCGCGAACGCGCAGCTGCAGACCCTGCAGGCGAACGCGCAAGCCGCCGAGCAGGTCGAGCTGGCGACGCTGGCCACCGAGCTGGCCGCCAACTCCAAGGGCCTGACCGCCGACGACTTCAAGGCCATGGGCCTGAAGCGCTGCAAGGAGCTGAAGGCCAACGGCACGACCGCTGCGCCGGTGCTGCCGGGCAGCTCGGCCCCGACGGGCAACGCGGGCGACGAGTTCGCCGGCTACGACATGAACGCCGCGATCGACAAGGCCGCTCAGGCCGCCGGTCGCTCGCACTGACCACTGACCGGAGCGCATCACCATGCCGAACACCGTCTACGTCGGCCCGAACGGCCGCGAGCCCGTCACCCTCGACGCCCGCGTGCTGGCCGCAGCGCTGCTGCCCTGCACGTTTGTGACCGACAGCGCCACGCAGCTCTCGCAGCTGACCGCGCCCGGCACGACCGCGATCCGCCTGCTGGCCGCCCGCGACTTCTACAGCACGGGCCAGCTCGACGCAAACGACCCGCTGAAGACCGCGTACGCCTCGGGCGACACGGGCATCGCCTACGTGCTCGAGCCGGGCCAGCGTTACCTGGTGGCCGTGGCCGCAGCGACCTACACCTTCGGGCAGGAGCTGACCATCGCCGCCGCCGGCCGCGCCGCTGCTGCCGCGTCGACCAACCGTGTGATCGCTTTCTCGCGGGAGGCCGGCGCCAAGAGCGCGGGCGACCTGATCGAGGTCGAGATCGCCATGCCCTACGTCAAGGCCTGACCTTCAAGGAGCCAGACATGCTTCGCTTTACTCCCGATCAGCAGGCCGCCATCACCGCAGCGCGTGCCGGCTTCAACCGCACCCAGGCCGCGCTGGCCGCCAATCACGCCACCGACATGGCCTTCGCCGGCAACGCCGCGCCGGTGGACATCGACGCCTGGCGCCGCATCGACGACCGCGCCGTGCAGATCCAGCGCGACGTGCTCGCGGTCTACAGCACGCTCGCCGCTGCGAACACCACGCCGCTGGGCGTCGGTGACATCGTGAGCTACTTCCCGCAGGTCAGCGACAGCGGCACCGTGACGGTGAGCATGGACGGCCGCAACGGCAAGGTCGCCGACCAGGCCAACGTGAAGTACGTCGGCACCCCGGTTCCGGTCATCAGCTCGGCGGCCCGCATGGGCTGGCGCCAGATGGCCGTCGTGCGCAAGGGCGGCATCGGCCTGGACGTCGAGACCATTGCGAACCACCAGCGCAAGGTGGCCGAGAAGCTCGAGGACATGGCCCTGAACGGCGACGCCAGCGTCGTGGTCGGCGGCTCGCAGGTCTTCGGCCTGCGCAACCACCCGCAGCGCAACACCGGCACGCACGGCTTCGACCTGAACAGCACCGCCACCGGCGCGAACTGGGTCACGGCCTTTGCCGGCGTCATCAACGCGCTGCAGGGCGACAACGCCTTCGGTCAGATCACGTTCTTCCTGAACTACTCCGACTGGACCTACGCGGCGATCACCGACTTCAAGGCCAACGGCGACCGCAAGATCCTCGAGGCGCTGCGCTCGATCGACATGGTGGAGAACATCATCCCCTGCTCGCGCGTGCCCGCCGACAACATCCTGGCGGTGGCCAACCTGGCCGGCGGCAACTGGGGCTCGATCCTGTCGGCCATGCCGCTGACGACGCGGCCGAAGACCCGCCTGAACCCCGAGGACGACTACGTCTTCGACGTGATGGCGGTCACGGCCCCGCAGCTGCGCAGCGACTTCGACGGCCGCGCCCCGTTCGCCCACTTCACGGCCGCCTGATCGTGAAGGTCACCGTCACCCACCTGAAGGCGCCGTGGCCGGCTGGCACGGCCCCGGGCCACGTGGTCGACTTCCCGGGCCTGGACGCGATCCCGGCCTGGGCTGCGGGCAAGTGCACGCCGGCTGCTGACGATGCCGAGGCGGTGTCGTCGTGGCCGGTCGTGGTGGCGCCGGCCGAGCTGACCGGCGAGCCCGTCAAGGCGCCCGAGGGTGAGCCCGTGGTGAACCCGGAAGCCGTCACGGAGGCCCAGGCCGCCGCCGGCTCTGGCGACGCTGCCGTGGCGACCGCCGCGACCGGCAAGAAGAAGGCCCAGGCCGCCGCCGGCTGAGCCCGCGCACCGCCGTCGCCCGCCATGCTCACGCTGCTGCAGGCGACGGCCTACCTCGACGAAGCGCTCGGCATCACGGTGCCGAGCTTCGTCGTTCAGGCGGCTGTCGACGACGTGGCGCTGCTCGAGGCTGCGATGGTGACCGCGGGCTACACCTCCGCGACCATCGTACGCATCC